AGTAAGTATTCCTTACATAAATGAAAACGATTATATTTTATTTTTAGCTTGGATTTTACGAAAAAATGATGTAAATTCTATAAGGAAATTAAATGGTTTGGCTTATCCTAATCAGGAAATAATTGATATTCAGTTTTTAAATTCTTTACAAAACTTTAAATCTGAAAACATTTTTATAATTAAGAAGTTTCAAGAAAAGACTAAATTGAGTAAAGGTCAAATTATTAAATGGGGTAAATACATTGGAAAAGATTTCAAAAAATTAGTTAGATTTAAACTATCGGTAAAAGGTAGTGATGTATCAAAAGATTTAAAAGGAAAGGATATCGGTAAAGCTATACAAAAAATGGAAACCGAAAAATATCTGAATGAGATGACTAACTATCCTAATTACATTAGAAACCAGGCACCAGTACCTGCAATACAAAAGGATGGTGAGCACAGATATTATAATCCTGATGTTAAAAAGAAAAAAACAGATGAGGCAAATGCCGTAAAGGGTAGTAAAGTAGAAAAGTTTATTACAGGTCATAACCTTAAAATGAAAGGTAAGAGATACAAAGAAATTGAATTTGAAACCTTGAAGGTTGATAATAGTAGAAAGATGATTACATTGAGAATTTTAGCACCAAAGAAATTATTCGGTATTGAGACACCTGTAAGATTTTCAACATTAAGGAGAGGCCCATTCTTGAAAACAGATACAAAGAAAAAAATAAAAGAAATAGCAGTTCGTCCAAAACCAAAGAAGTTTAAAGATATTTATAATGCGTTACCAAGTGACTTGAAGAAACGCGTGTATAATCTAAAAAACTACGACCAGAGGAGAGATGCACATCCTGAAGGTAATGTGTTGAAACATACGATAGCCGTTACGAATAGGGCACTTAAAACTGGTGATATAGACTTTGCACTTGCAGCACTATTTCACGATATAGGAAAAGACTCTACTGCTAAACTACATCCGAAAAAAGGATTTTGGACACACTACGGACATGAAAATGTTTCAGCCAAGTTGGTTAAGAAATATGCCAAATGGATAAAATCAATGGGTGGTAATGTTCTTGATATTTATTACATAGTAAAACAACACATGAGAATGAAAGTCTTTGACAAAATGAAATGGACAAAACAAGATAAAATGAAACAGTTTAGGGCATTCGACAAGTTAAAGAAATTTACTACCTTTGATAAGGGTGGACGAAGATGAAAAAATTAGTAGAATCAATCGTAAGAGACTTATTACCTGAAGATTGGTGGACAGATATGAGTGGTGATGCTCAAAAACAATATCTAAAAGACTATCCTAATAGTCCCAAGTCAATAGAGTTATCTAATCCATCAGGTAAAAAAGAAAAAGGTGAAAATGTCGTAAAGACAAAACCATATTCAAGAGAACAGGCTCAAGATGAAACTGGTGAATATTTTGAAAACGATGTGGCATCTCAAGCAATGCCTAATCTAGCAAAAGACGAAAATGATTTAACACAAAAAATACTTGATGCACCTGAAGAAACACTATCTGATGATGATTTAAGAAAGTTAAATAATAGTGATGCCGGTGATGTATTGGATTCTAAAAATCCAATGAAACATGCTAAAAAAATGGCAATCGAATATGATAAGAGTTGGGATTACATAACTAAAAATATAAAAAGTGGTGAGGCACAAGAATCACCAATTGCTGTTAGAGATAAAAATGGTGAGATGTGGTTGTTAGCTGGAAACACGAGATTAATGGCACAAACTGGTCATGGAAATAAAATACCTGTTAAGGTAATAAACTATGATGGTGAGATAAAGCAACCCACAGAAAGTATTAAGGAAATAACTGAAGTCAAAAAAATAAAAAAAATCGTAGGAATCTATGGTGGTAGATATCAACCATTCGGGCCACATCATTTTAAAACATATAAATGGTTAAAATCAAAAGTAGATGATGCATACATCACCACTACAAATATAAAAAAACCACCAAGACATCCTATGAACTTTAAAGAAAAAGTTAGACATATGGTTAAGATGGGTGTTCCTAAGAATCGTATCATAGAGGAGAAGATTCCCTACGTGGCAAAAAATGTGCTAAAAAAATACGATTCTGAGACTACCGCTGTGATATATATATTTGGAGCTAAAGATGCGGGTAGATTGGCAGGTGGAAAGAAAAAAGATGGAAGTCCGTCTTATTATCAGGAATTTAAGAAAAATAAAAATAATTTAAAAGGGTATGAAGAACACGGATATATCTTAACTGCACCTCATGTTTCTATCAGAGTAGGTGGTAAGGAAGTTAGTGGAACGGTAATGAGAGATTTATTGGGTTCACCTAAAATTAAAGATGAGGAAAGACCAAAGTTATTTAAAGATGCATTTGGTTACTTTGATAAGGGTGTATTCACCATGATGACTAATAAGTTCAGAAAGTTATATGAATATTATGAAACTTTTTTAAAACAAACTGATATAAATAAAGTAATATTAGAAAGTTCTAATGTTTCAGCTCCAAATTTAGCAGATGAAGGGTTATACGATTTCTTCGAAGATTTTGAAGATTACAAAAGAATTTCACCAAGATGGGCAGAAAAACATGGATATGAAATAGTAAATTTTATATTGGGAGATGGTGCAGTAGATCCTACATTTGATTATACATTCGAATATCAAAGAGTTCCAAGTGTAACATATGGTAGAACTGTAAATCAAAATGGTAAAAATTGGCAAAGTGTAGATGAACCATTTAAAAAATATGCTAAACGACAAAAAGAAATAAATGATGCTTTAGGTTGGGAATTGATAAAGTTCATGATGAATCCAAAAGATGGTATAGATATTAAAGATACTTGGAAAGTAGAAGAAGAAGATATTACTAAATCAAAAAAACTATCTGATATAAATAAAGATAAAGATGATAGACTACATGAGGGTAAAGAAATGTTAAATGAGGGTAAATTAATAGCTGCAAGAAACAAAGGACATTTAAAGAATAAGGGAAAAACTGCACTCGATGTAAATGGTATGAAAAGTAAGTTTGAAGGTCGTGGTGATATAGCAGATGCTTTTATATTTGCAATGAAAGATATGGAAAGTGCTATAGGTAAACTATCTGATAAACAAAGAGATAAAGTTTTTATGAATGGCAGTTCATTTATGAATCTTGAAGTAATGTGGCCAAAGTCAGCAAATGTTATCGATTATGATAAAGCTGAAATAGTATTTCACGGAGCACTTGAGTATGATGATGATGGTAATGTTGTAGGACAGGTTTCGGATAGTGGAAGAATGTTAGCTGGAATGATTAAACAAGTTAACCAAAACATTCAAAGACATTATAAGATAGGAAAACCTAACTTCCTAACAGTTCCAAAACATCAAGATTTTGGTAAAATGAAAAAGAAATACTTTACGAGATTACAAAAACTACAAAAAGAGTTTAATTTAAAAGACAACGATTCACTTTCACTTTATCATCAAAAATGGTGGGAAAGATTTATTTTACAAAATGCTAAAAAGTTTAAAGTTAAGTTGAAACCAACTCAATTAAAGAATTTGACTATGAGGTGGGCCTTCTTTAATAAAAAATATACCGTTCCAATGATTAGAAAGGATTATGAAAAATATCCAAAGTTTAAAGAATGGGTATTGGGATATGATAAGAACAACCATCAAAAACAAATGAAACAGAATATGAAACCATTTGAGGTTTTATTTTTTGATGTTGGTTCTGAAATAATGAAAAATGTTAGTGGTTGGTTAGCTGCAAGTCCTGATAAAGCAGTTCAAGGTATAAAGAAAAGATTAGATAAATCAATATCAAGTGTAAGAAGTGGTGGTGATTTAAAGAAACTAAACACATTAAAAATACAGATGGATAGATTAAATGCTATAGGTGGACTAAAGGCAATAGTTCCAAGTGAAGGAATTGTATTTAAGTATAAAGGTAACACATATAAGTTTACAGGAGCATTTGCACCTATCAACCAAATAACAGGATTATTAGCATTCTAATGAGTGATGATTGGGAGGATGATTTATTAGAATGGGCTGGTGATAAACAGGTAAAAAAGTTAAAAGCAAACAACTTAATTAAGTTTGTGATAAGTATTGTTACAGCTATTGGTGGTTTTGGTGGTGGTTGGTATAAGATGGAAGATAGAGTTAGTAGATTAGAACAACAAATGGTAGAAGAACAGAAGATAAAATTAATCAAAATGGAAATATCCACATTAAGAAGAGACCAAGAACTTGAAGAGTTGAGGTTTAAGTGGAAGTTAGATTCATTAAAAAGGAGTAATTAGGTTATGGGTGATTCATTGTTAAGTAATAATCCACAAGAAAGAGCTAGACAAGTAAAAACTATTCGTCAGATAGCACGTGGAGAAACGCCAGATAAAAGAATTTTTCTTCCAATGGAAGATTTAGAAGAGAAGCAGGCTAGACAAGAACAAATTAAACAGGAACGAGAAGAAAGAAATGAACGTTCTGATGCTCTACGAGAAGCTAGAATGCCTTGGTTTTGTCCTAATTGTAAAAAGATAATGAAAAAAAGATTAGATGATAAAATGTATCGTCTATTCAATCATTGCTTTGATTGTCAAGTTGATTTTGAAAACAAGCTTCGTATCGAAGGTAAGTATGAAGAATGGGAAAAGACAAAGGTATTAAAAAATAAATTATCTTGGATTGATGAACAAATTAAAAGTGTTTCTAATTGGGAAGAGGAAGCTACTAAACAACCTAACTTTTTACAACAAGTTGGTGTGAATAGTGTTGAGATAGAGAAAGAGAAGTGGAATGTCGATACTAAAAAGATTAAAACTATGGCAACAGAGGCAATAGAAGAATATGAAAAGATGAAAGTAGAAACAGAAGCAGAATTAGAAAGTATTAATATTTAATGGATGACTATTTATTATTATGAAAAAGTATAAGCCTTTGACAAAAGAATGGTGGGATGAAGAAATTAAAAGAGAAATCTTAAACGAAGGTGGTGCCTATGGACACATGGCACATCCCTTTGACGATAAAGACCTAACCTTCAAAGATTTAAAAAATATAATTGAAATGGGATTGGGCGGTCAGTTAAATCGTGAGGATAACGTAACTGAAAAACTCGATGGTCAAAACCTTATGATAAGTTGGAGAGATTAATGGCAATCACTATTGATATAAATGTTGGAGATACCATATTAGGTGGTAAGTTTAAAAATAAAAAAATTAAAGTAAAAGAGATTGGTAAAGATGATTATGGAATGCCAACTATTAACGGAAGAAAAGTTGTAAACTTTAGAATTGCAAAAGTGGAAGAAAAGATAACTCGTGATAAAGATGGATATGGTAAATATGAAAAACCAAAGGAAAGTGATTTTGACGAACCACATAAAACTGAAAAGAATGAATCAACCTATAAAAGAATGATGGAGATATTATAATGTGGTTAATTGATAAAGTCAAGTCTTTTTTTAAGACGACACCTAATGAAATTTTAGAACTTAAAAAGATTATAGAAAAGGTCGTATCCGAAAGAGAACAACTTCAAAAAGATTTAGATGTATTGTTAGCAAGAAAAAGAACCAATAAAAGAACTCTAGCTAATGCAAGAAGAAAATTAACAAGAACTAAGAACGAAGTAAAGAAGATGGAAACGGCATTTAAAAATGAAGATGTAGATGATGCTGTCAAGTTTCTTCGTAAGTTTTCAAAACTTAAATAATTATTATATAAAGGAGAAATAAAATGGCAGGACCAGCATATCCTAACACTTATAGAAATGTTAGTGGTTCAACACCGAACACCAGTAAAAGTAATGCAAAATTTAGTCGTACAATAAATACGACAGGTATAACTTTTTATGCTACGAGTTCTACTACAAATGGAAATAGAGGATTGATAGTCAACTCATCAAGAGCCGTATCTGATGACAGCACAATATACTTTCAAGGTGGTGGGACTATAATGGCTTCAAATTTGACTACTGGATCAGTCTATCCATTTTCTGTAAGTAAAATAAGTGGTAGTGCAGACATAAACTTATTATATTAATATGGCGAAAGCGGACATCAAAGATGTAATTAAACAAGAATACTTAAAGTGTGCACAAGATCCTGTATACTTCTTAAAAAAGTATGCTGTTATCCAACATCCAATGAAAGGAAAAGTTCCTTTTGCTTTATATCCGTTTCAAGAAGATTCTATAAGAGATTTTAAACACAATAAATATAATATTATTCTAAAGGCTCGTCAGTTGGGTATATCCACGTTAACTGCTGGATACTCATTATGGATGATGACATTTCAAACAGATAAGAATATATTAGTTATTGCAACAAAACAAGATACTGCTAAAAATTTAGTCACTAAGATTCGTGTTATGCACTCAAACCTACCAAGTTGGGTAAGGTCAAAGTGTGTTGAAGATAATAAACTATCACTACGATATTCAAATGGTTCTCAAGTAAAGGCCGTATCATCTACTGATGATGCTGGTCGTTCAGAGGCACTATCTTTACTCGTTATTGATGAGGCAGCATTTGTAGATAAAATTGATACAATATGGACTGCAGCTCAGGCCACCTTAACAACAGGTGGTCAATGTATAGCACTGTCCACACCAAATGGTGTTGGTAATTGGTTTCACAAAACTTGGGTAGGTGCAGAAGAAGGAAGTAATGATTGGAACTTTATCAAACTTCATTGGACTTGTCATCCTGATAGAGAACAAGATTGGAGAGATGAACAGGATAAACTTTTAGGACCGAGTGGAGCCGCACAAGAGTGTGATTGTGATTTTATCACTTCAGGTCAAGGTGTTGTTGATCCAAGAATATTAGAAGAGTATAAAACTACTCAAATAGAAGAGCCTATTGAAAAAAGAGGAATCGATAGTAATCTGTGGATATACAGACAACCAAATTACAACAAAGATTATGTAGTTGCCGCTGATGTTGCTCGTGGTGATGGACAAGACTTTTCAGCATTTCATGTATTGGATGTTGAAAATATGGAACAAGTTGCAGAATACAAAGGAAAGATTTCTACCAAAGATTTTGGTAATTTATGTATGAATACTGCTACAGAATATAACAACGCACTACTTGTGATTGAGAACTCAAGTATTGGTTGGGCAGCAATTCAACAAGTTATTGATAGACAATACGATAATCTATTTTATACAAGTAAAGATTTACATTATGTAGATGTCGCAAGACAAGTAACAAACCGATATAGAAATTCAGAAAGACAAATGGTTCCTGGATTTTCAATGACGATGAAAACAAGACCATTAGTAATAGCAAAACTTGAAGAATACTTTAGGGAAAAATCAGTAATAATACACTCATCAAGATTAGTAGATGAATTATTTGTATTTATATGGAACAATAATAGAGCAGAGGCAATGTCAGGATATAATGATGATTTAGCAATGTCACTATCTATTGGACTATGGGTAAGAGATACCGCCCTAAGATTAAAATCAGAGGGTATCGCACTACAAAAAACCGTGTTAGATAAAATGTTAGCATATGACTCAGTATATACTCCATCAGAAGGTTCTACCGATGATTGGAAAATGAAAATTGGTCAAGGTGAGGCAGAAGATTTAACTTGGTTAATAAAATAATAAGAGGATAAAATGGCCGAATCAAAATTAAGAGCAAGACTAAAAAGATTATTTTCCACAAATGTAATCGTAAGACATGCAGGTGGAAAAAGATTAAAGATTGCTGATACTCAGAGAATTCAATCAGCTACTAAAGATAATTTAGTTGATAGATATGGAAGATTGTATACCAATCTTGCTACTGGTGGTTATGGAAAATCACAGGCGACAAGTTTTCAGGCACAAAGACTTGGGTTGTTTAGAGATTATGAAGAAATGGATAATGATTCCATAATATCTTCTGCACTTGATATCTACGCTGATGAATCGACAATGAGGTCTGAGTATGGTAAGGTGTTAGATATAAGAACTGAAAATTCAAATATACATGATATTCTTCATAATTTATATTATGATGTCATGAATATTGAATTCAACCTATGGCCTTGGATTCGTAATATGTGTAAGTATGGAGATTTTTATCTTTATTTAGATATAAAAGATAAATATGGTGTTACAAATGTAGTTCCAATGTCAACATATGATGTAACAAGAATTGATGGTTTAGATCCTGAAAATCCTTATATGACTAAATTTATGGTAGAAGATGCTGACCATAGACACTCATACAATCGAAGTGAAAAGGAATTTGACTCATACGAAATAGCACATTTTAGATTATTGAGTGATTCAAACTTCTTACCTTATGGTAAAGGTATGATTGAAGGTGGTCGTAAGATTTGGAAACAACTTTCACTTATGGAAGATGCCATGTTGATTCATAGAATCATGAGGGCACCTGAAAAAAGAGTGTTTAAGATTGATATTGGAAACATACCACCAACAGAAGTTGAAAATTTTATGCAAAAAATTGTAAGTAAAATGAAAAAGGCTCCTGTTATCGATAACGCTACTGGTGATTACAACTTAAAATATAATATGCAAAACTTAACGGAGGATTTTTTCCTACCTGTTCGTGGTGGAGATAGTGGAACACAGATTGATAGTTTGGCTGGATTGAATTATGACTCGGTTGATGATATAGAATATCTAAGAAACAAATTATTTGCAGCACTAAAAGTTCCAAAGGCCTTTATGGGTTATGAGGAATCA